AAGATAATGATGCATGGAAAAGAGATTATAAAGATATAAGTGAAAAATACCATGTAAATGCTACAAGGACTTCAGCAATGCTAGACCATATTAAAGAAGTGTTGAATACTATTCAACATGAGTTATTTAGGAGATAAAATGTCTTTTATGTCTAATTGGTTTAATAATGATGAAGAAAATCTGGATGATACAAATTTAAAGAAAAAGATCGAAGAAGCTGATTCATCTTTAGATGCTTCTATACAAGAAACTATGGATAAAGCTAGAGATGTTGCTAATAATATTAAATCTTCTAATTTTGATCTTTTTGAATTTAATTTAGAACAATTTTCAAATAGTATTAGTGATTCAGTATTTTTCTTAAATGAACAATTAGAAATTTATAAAATGAATAGTGTTGCTTTTGATTTATTAGCAATTGATAAAGAAAGTTTTGAACCAACATTTATTTTAAATTTTTTTCCAAAAGAAAAGAACGATGAAACTTCTTTAATAAGAAGAATTAATTGTGCTAAAGATGTTGATAAAACAGTATTAAATTGTGATAAAGAAAAAGAATATTATATTTGTTGTAAAAAAGGAAATGATATTCCTGTAACTATTACTATATCAATGCAAACAAGAAGAGATGGTAGTTTTTATTATATTATGATTTTAAAAGATTTAAGTGTATGGAAAGAGAATGAAGAAAAATTAGAAATATTGCAACAGAAATTTGAACAAACTTCTAATGCAACACTAGAAGGTATTATAATATATGATAGTAAAACAGAAACTATCGAAAATGTAAATAAGTCTGCTTGTAATATGTTTGAATATGAGGAAAAAGATTTACTTGGAATGAATATACATTCTTTAATTGCTCCTGAATATATACCATTATCTGTAGAACACGAAAGTAAAAAAGTGAATATGGATTTTTATGAGCTTATGGGGCAAAAAAGGAACGGAGAAAAATTTCCTATAGAAATATCTCGTCGTAGTGCATTGTATAATGGCATATCCAAAAGAATTGTTGCTATATGTGATAAAACCAAACAAAAAGAAAGAGAGAAACATTTAGAAGCTTTTCAACGTGCATTTGACAATTCAAGAGATAAGATCCTTGTTATGAAAGTCGATGGGGAAATTACTTATCATAATAATGAATTCTTCTTTTTCTATTTTTACGATTTGAACGATGTAGAATATTCTTATCTTATGGGAGAAGATTTTTTCAAGACTATAAAAGATAGTAATATTTTAAGAACATATATTACAGATGATGTGATTAGAAAAGTTAAATCAGGAAAGTTATGGAGAAAAGAAATTGCCATTAATGATTATAAAGGCAACGAAATTCTAACCACTTTAACATTAATACCTATTATTAATGGTGTGCAAAAAGCTCCTACATATATTATGTTTTATCAATTGGGTACAGAAGCTTTAAGTGAAAACGATGTAATTGATATTACAGAAAATATTCAAGGAACATTTGATTAAAAGGAAACATTAATGGCTAACCTACAATCGCCACAACATTTAATGGATTATGCTTTTAAAACATTAGGAGCCCCTATATTAAATATTGAAGTGACTGAAGAACAAGCTTTGAATAAAATTGATGATGCTATTGAATTGTTTATTGAATATCATTATGCAGGTTATGAAGAAGTTTTCATTAAATATGAAATGACACAAGAAGATGAAGACCGTCAATATATTATTTTGCCTGATAGTGTTGTAGCAGTATTAGAATTGATGGAACCTGATAACAGATATTCTGGCTATAATCATTTTGAACCTTTGAATGATTTTCGGTATATGTTTTTCCAAAATAGTTATTGGAATTTTGCTAATATGTCAATGCTCAATTATTATTTGTTTAAAGGTAAATTGGCACAAATGGATTATATGTTGAATATTACGAGAACATTTGAATTTAATAATGTTTCTCATCGTTTAATACCGAATTCTCGTATTAATGTTAATGATTATAACATTGAAATTGTAGATATTAATACTTCGCCTGCTTATATTGAATTGAGTGGAGTAAAATGGGGTTATCCTATTGAAAAAGGTGATACTGTATGGATAGAAGAAAGTACAAACAATGATGGTACATATACAGTTGATAAAGTCGAACAATTAACTTCTGGTGATAAGACGAGAGTTTATTTAACAAGTAGTCCTGCTCCTTCTTTAACGGAAAGTCCTGTTGACGGCCATCTTCATATTAAAGAAGGAAACTTTATTGTTATTCATGCTTATCAGAATTTAGATAAAAGTAAGGATGTTGATATTTTTAATCATCGTCTTGTAAAATCATTATCTATTGCAATGATTAAATTACAATGGGGAAATAACCTGAAAAAGTTTGAAGGAATTGAAATGTTAGGGGGAGTAACTTATTCAGGACAACAAATCTATAATGAAGCTAAAGAAGAAGTGGATGCATTGACGGAAGAAATAAAAGGATTTGAAGAACCACCACATTTCTTTATGGGGTAGTAAATGACTACAAATCCATTTTTTAAACAATACGAATATAATACAGAACAACAATTAGTTCATGGTCTAGTAGAAGAAGCTATTAAAATGTATGGGTTTGATATTCATTATTTACCTCGAACTGTTCAAAAGACTGATACAATTTTTAATGAGGACATTTATTCACAATTTTCAACTTATTATACTGTTGAAGTATATCAAGAGAATGTACAAGGTTTTGAAGGCCAGGGAGAAATGCTCCAACAATTTGGTTTAACTGTACAAGATGAAGTAACTCTTGTGGTTGCTCCGAGTCGATTTACTGATGAAACAAATATGGAAAGGCCGTTAGAAGGGGATTTGATTTACTATCCTTTTAGTAAAGGATTGTTTGAAATACGATTTGTAGAGCACGAAAAACAATTTTACCCTGTTGGAACGCTTCCAGTTTATAGAATGTATGCAGAACTATTCAACTTTGCACAAGAAGATTTCGATACTGGATTATCGCCAATAGATAGTATTGATATTGATGAAAGCCCAAACAAGGATATTGAAGAAGAAGCAAGTCCAAATCAGCGAATAGAAGATAATCCATTTGGTGATTGGTAGTGATTAAGCTTTCAATTTTGCCTTGTGTTGAACGATTGGCTTTTACCCTATGCTACCCTATACCCAAAAATCAATGATTGATTGTGAAGGTGCATAGAGCTTCCTATAAGGAATTTAAATGTTAGATACATTCTATTTTAAAACAATACGAATTGTAGCCGCTCAGTTTGCGGATTTAGTCAACAATGTAGAATTGCAAAGGTTCGACGATCAAGGAAATACTCGGGAAACTATTACAGTTCCATTGAAGTATTCTCCTCGTAAATCATTTATTGCGCGTTTGAATGGTATTGATACAACTGATAACAATACTGATATTCAATCGTATCTACCTGCTATGTCTTATGAAATTGATAATATACAATATAATCCAGAAAGAAAAGTCAATACAATGAATCGACAGGTAGAAAAAGTTTCTGGAGATCGCGAATCTAATCTAAAACAATTAGCTCCTGTTCCTTATGATATTAATTTACGTTTAAGTGTTCATTCTAATCGAATTAATGATGTTTTGCAAATGGTGGAACAGATTCTTCCTTGGTTTACACCTCGATTTAATTTGAATATTAATGATATGCCAGAAATGGAATATGAAACCGATGTTCCAGTAATTGTTAAGGGCGTTACTTCAGAAGATAATTACCCAGATGGATTTACTAATTCAAGATTCATAAGTTGGCATATAGATTTTGTAGCTGAGGCTAATTTATATCCACCGTTGAGAGATACCAATATTATTACAGAAGCAACGATCAATTACTACGAATATACTACACAACAGTTGTTAGAAAATTTTACATATACTGAGAATGAATAATGCAAGATCAATCTTTTAAACAACTGAATGACGCATTAAATGTAGAAGATGGAGAAATGATGGATGAAGAAGAAAATCAATTACCTATGCTTTCTGAAAATAGGGATGTTAGTGATATTGATAGAGAACAAGATGCAATGGAAGATTATGAAAAAACAAGACAAACCTATCACTATCTTTTAAATAAAGGTCAGGAAGCGTTAGAAAATATTTTAAAAGAAGCCAAAGCTAATGGGGGTAAACCTAGAGATTATGAAGTGTTTTCTGGTGTTATGAAATCTGTAAATGATGTTGGTAAAAATTTAATTGATTTGCAGAAACAAATGGATGAACAAAAACAGAATAAAAAAGAAGAAACACCAGCACAACAAAACAACACACAAAACAATTATTATGGAATGACTACGAAAGAAGTAATGGAAAATTTAGAAGAAGAGGATGATAATAATGCAAATAAGAAATGATAAAAGTGGATATGTATATGATGAATTAGGAAGAGAAATTCGGCATTATCCTGGTAAACAAAAGATTAAAGCCGAAGGTGTTGAAATTGAGTTTACAAAAAAGGAACTTAAAGAATTAAAAAAGTGCAAAAAAGATCCAATTTACTTTATTCGAAATTATGTTTATATTGTTACGCTTGATAAAGGGTTTGCTAAGTTTAGTATGTATGATTATCAAGAAAAATTGGTCAATCTTGTTCATAATAATAGAAAGGTAGTTGCCAACCTATGTCGCCAAGCGGGAAAAACTTCAACAATATCAGCAGGTTACTTTCTTTATTACATTCTTTTTAATTCTTTTAAAACCACAGGAATTCTTGCAAACAAAGCTGAAACAGCGAATGGTATTCTTGGACGATTGAAGAAATCTTATGAGGCATTACCTTATTGGATGCAAAATGGCGTTGTAAAATGGAATGAAACATCTATTGAATTAGAAAACGGTTCTATTGCATTTGCTTCTGCTACTTCGGATGATGCTGGACGTTCATATAGCATTAATGCTTTGTTGCTTGATGAAGTTGCACATATTGATTCTAAAAAATGGGAGGCTTTTTATACTTCTGTTTATCCAACAATCTCTAGCGGGGAATCTACAAAAATTATATGTCTTAGTACGCCAAAGGGTTATAATCATTTTTATAAATTATACAATGATGCTGAGAATGGTAAGAATGGGTTTAAACCATATAGTGTTACATGGAGAGATGTTCCTGGTAGAGATGAAAAATGGGCAGAAGAAACAAAATCTGATATTGGAGAGAAAAAGTTTGCTCAAGAATATGATATTGAATTTCTTGGATCTTCAAATACATTAATAAATGCAAATGCAATTCGTAATATGTCAGAAAGTGAACCCATTTTTCAAAAAAAAGATTTATATATCTATGAAAATCCGAAAAAAGATCATACTTATATTATAACTGTTGATGTTGGGCAGGGTAAAGATCAAGACAATTCGGCATTTTCTGTAATTGATATTACAGATTATCCTTTTAAACAAGTTGCTGCATTTTATACTAATAAAGTTTCACCTACTTTTTATCCTTATATTATATCTAAAACTGGTAATTATTACAACGATGCATATATACTCGTTGAAAATAATGATAAAGGAGGAGAAGTATTAAACATTCTTAATGAAGATATTGAGTATGAACATATTTTATCACCTGGTACTGGTCCTGGTACTGGAAAGAAATTTGAATTAGGAATACGAACAGGCAAAGCAGTTAAAAGGGTTGGTTGCAATACCTTAAAAGACTTGATTGAAGGAGAAAAATTATTAATACAAGATTATAATACTATTATAGAAATTACTGGATTTATTGAAAATGGAAAGGGAAGTTATGAAGCAGATAGTGGTTTTAATGATGATTTAGTTATGGGGTTGGTCATTTTTTCCTGGCTAACAACTAGAAATTATTTTGAAGATTTAACAGATTATAACGTTCGCAAAAAACTTGCAGAAGAAAAAATGGAAAACCTGGAAGAGAATGTTGCCCCTCTTCCAATATTTTATGATGGTATTGATGATAATGAAGAAACATGGGAAACAGAATTAATTTGGCACACATATGATAGTAGACTATTTTAGGTATTAAAATTCTGAAATTTATAAATATTTAAAATTAATAGGAAATATTTTTAATTCATTAAAGGAGAATAACATGCCATTTCAGTTAAGTCCGTCTGTTGAAGTACAAGAACGTGACTTTACTACTACAGTTCCAGCCGTTGCCACTTCTATTGGTGGTATTGTAGGTCAGTTTTCATGGGGTCCTGTAGGAGATATTAGAAGCGTTCATAGTGAAAATGATCTTAGAAATCGTTTTTACGAACCAAATAACAGTTTTTATCGAGATTATTTCGTAGCCGCAAATTTTCTTTCTTATTCTAACCATCTTAAAGTTGTTCGAGTTGTAGTAGAACCAGAACTTAATAGTGGTACTTTTGAAAGTCCAAGTGGTCAAAATGCCGCATTTAATGCTACTGATGATTCTACAGGTACATTTGTAAAACATGAAGATCATTTTGAAGCCAATTTAACTACATTCGAAAGTGCTGAATTTAAATTTATTGCTCGTGCTCCTGGTAAGAGAGGAAATGATATTAAAGTAGAAGTTGCAGATGAAACTTCATTTGCTTCTTCAAGTCCAGAATGGGCCTATGTTGATTATTTTGAATATGCTCCTGATACGGATGAATTAGCTGTTGCTGTTCTGTTAGATGGAGTTGTAGAAGAAACATTCGTTGTTTCTACTGTATCTGGAACAAAAGATTATCGTGGTAAGAATAAGTATATAGAAGATGTTTTACAAAAGAATTCTACTCTTGTTTGGGCTGTTGGTTCTACTATTGAATCAGAAGTTAATGCCAGTGGATGGAGCGGAACTGCTAGTTATAGCCTTTCTGGCGGAGCCGATGGTGATGCAGTAGATACCGGAAATCGTCAAACGGGTTGGGATGAATTTTCTGATTCTCTTACCGTTGATGTAAACCTATTGATGGTTGGTGCTGCTGGTTCTGATGCTGCCAAATATGCGCTACAAAATGTTGCTGAAGTTCGTAAGGATTGTGTAGTCTTCATTTCACCACAACAAGATTCGGTTGTAAATAGTTCAACTGCTGTTGAGGATCTTATTACAGATCGTAATTTGTATCCATCTAGTTCCTATGGTTTCTTTGATGGTAACTACAAATATCAATATGATCGCTACAATGACAAGCATCGTTGGATTCCATTAAATGGAGATATGGCAGGACTTGAAGCTCGAACTGATGATAGTCATGATCCTTGGTGGGCTTCTGCTGGTTATAATCGCGGTCATGTTAAGAGTGTAACCCGCTTGGCATTTAATCCAAATCTCGCAAAACGTGATCGTCTTTACAAAAACAATATCAACCCTGTAATTCGTGAAAGTGGTGAAGGAACTGTGTTGCTTGGACAGAAGACTATGCAAACTAAACCTTCTGCATTTGATCGTTTGAATGTTCGTCGTTTGTTTATTGTTGTTGAGAAAGCTATTGCTAATATGGCTAAATATACTGTATTATTCGAGTTTAATGATAATATTACTCGTCAAAACTTTATTAACGCAGTTGAGCCATACCTAAGAAATGTTGCAGGTCGTCGTGGTATCGAACGATTCCAAGTAGTTTGTGATGAAAGTAATAATACTCCTTATGTTATTAATAACAATGGATTTGTTGGAGATATCTACATTGATCCAACTAATGTGGCCGAGTTTATTAAATTGAACTTTATTGCTGTTAAGAATGGGGTTGATTTTGAAGAAGTTATTGCTAACAATACTGAAGATCAATAAGAAAATTTGAAAATAGTGCCCCGATAGAATGAACTATTGGGGCCTATTTATAAATAGTTAAGAAATTAAAGGTTTTATTTTAAAGGAGATATAGAAAAATGTCTATTGATGCAGTTAAAGGCGCATTTGCAACAGACGTATTGCGTCAGAACCGTTTCTTAGTAGTAATGCCACAAGTTCCAAATCCATTTCATATTAAAGCTGCTGGGTTACCTAGTACAGAAATTGGTTCTGTGCCTCTTAAATATCAAGGTCGTACTGTTTGGCTTCCTGGTGATAAAAAGTTTGCTGATAATTGGACGGTAACCGTTTATAACGATGGTATTGGTTCTGCACGCCGTGTATTAGATGCTTTGATGCAAGGGACTGTTGAAACCCAAACCAATATTGCCAATCCTGTCCCTGAATCAATTAAACAGCAAGCTACAGTATCACAGTTGAATCGTGCTGATGTTCCTATCCAGAATTATGTATTTGTTGGTATGTGGGTATCACAAATTTTGGATGTTACAGTTGACCACGAATCGGAAGATGAAATTGAAACTTTTGATGTTGAATTGAAGTTTGACTACCATTATATGGTTTAATTCTTACAAGAAGTCCTTTAAGGAATTGTAATTTATGGCTGAATTATTTGGCTGGGAAATAAAGAAACGTACGAAAAATAAACAAGAACATGATGGTTCCATTGTTCCTCCTAACAATGGAGATGGTGCTTATGTAGTTGATAAAATGGAAGGTGGATTGGGGACGGGTGGAACTTATAGTTTCACTCAGTCCTTTGATGCTATTCAACGTTCTGACCGAGAAAATATTGATTATTACCGTCAAATGGCTGAAAACGGTGAAATGGATAGTTTAATTGATGAAATTGTTACAGAAGCATTAACTTTTGAAGCAGATACAAAACCTGTTGAACTTTATGTAAATGATGAATCAGAAATTTCTGAAGATATGATGAATAAATTTAAAGAAGAATTTGAAAATGTTTTATCTTTATTGGACTTCTATAAGAGAGGCGATGAAATCTTTCGTCGTTGGTATATAGACGGAAGATTATTTTATCATAAGATTGTAGATAAAAACAATCTTAAAAAAGGGATCAAACAGCTACGCTGGATTGATCCCAGGAATATTAAAAAAGTTCAGGAAGTTGAAAAAGAAAAAGATTCTAATGGTGTAGAAATTATAAAGAACTTAAATGAAT